GCGAAGTGAGTGCTTACTTCGCTTTGAGATAATAAAAAGCCGATTATAAATAATCGGCTTATAATCATTATCTGATTATATAGGCTTTGAATTAGCCAATGCTTCGAAAATCACTTTTAAAGCATTTTTATTTGCTTTAGTTAATGATTCAATATCATTTTCAGGTAATCGCAAAATCGCACCAATAGCATCTGCGTGAACATCTTTTTTAACTGGAGTTTCTCCAGTTTTAGATTTATATTCTTTTGCAATATAAACCTTTTCACGAGATAATTTAGCGACAACTGAACGAACAGTTTTACCGAGATTATCTGCGATAATCTCAACTGATAATCCCGATTGATAATCGGAAACCATTTTCTGAGTTTGCTCAGGGGTGTAGTTAATGCTTTTCATTTATTTTCCTTTCAAAATGAATTATATAAACCAAGAATATTAGCTAAAAAGAATGTACCATTAAGGGTAATTAATGATTTATCTTTTCGATAATATCCAACTATTAACCAAGATAATGAACCTATAATAAAGAAACAATATCCCAAAAAGAATAACTGACTGGCAACAATAAATGCACCGATAATGCTAGATAATGTGCCAACCCAAGAAATTTTATTAATCATCGTGTAATTTCCATTGAATGATGAATATCGGGAGATAATCCATATTGTAGCATTAACATTTTCCAATTATTACCATGCCCACATTTTGCTTCTGATAATCCAAATAGATTATAATCGGCTTGATGGATTATCTCATGAGGTAATATAATCTTAGCCATATTATTTGCATAATCGGGAGAATATGCAAAGAATTTATAACCTAATTCGACAATATTAGATTCTTGATGACATAATCCAGCAACACGCCATAATCTGCCATTTAATTCTATAATCGGTGGATTATAGCGAGATAATCGGGGATGAATCTCGCACAGATTATCCCAAATAATCAGGGTCTGATTATTTAATATATTTAAAAGCTTTTTTCTGTCCATAGCCACATTATACACAGTTCACCAACCTTTGCAAACTATTTTTGAATACACAAGTACACATTCGCAAAAATACAACATAGGTGTTTACCCCTATTGACACGGGTCAAAATTATATGCTATAATTTTGGCGCAAAATTGAATACCTGAGTATTCAATTTTTATGGGAAACAAAAGTATTCATTTCCTTTTTATTTTATAATAAATAATAACCGATAAAAATAATACATTAGCAGAATAATTAAATAATAATGGTAAATCCATTTTAGGGAATACATATATTATTGTGAATATCTCGCCAATAAACCACATTGAAATAAACCCCCAAGTTAATCCCTCAGAGGATTTTGTTTTATATGATTCTATTGCCTGTGGTAATCCACAAAATGCCAAAAGAATAGAACCAATCCAACCAATATTATCTAACATATTATGCCTTAAAATTATCTCTTACTTGAAACTTATTCCAATCATATGGAATAATATTATCTTGCCAATTACGTTTTTTGATTATGTGCGTGAGAATAGGTAATTCAAAATCCCTTGCATCTTCTAATGCAGTATGTGGCTCAATAATAAAATTATTATTGATATAACCACAAACCATTTCCGCATTAGTTTTGAAAGTCATATTGCCATGTTTAGTAACATTATTAAAACCGTGATTATCTAAACAGAATTGTTTATATTTTTTAGTTTTGCAAATATTACCTACCGATGCTTGCCATAAGCAGAATTTATTATTAAACCCTGATAAATCAATTCCAGTATTAGTGCATTTATTAATATCAAAAGGCAGATTATATGCGGTTAATGTAGGATTATATTTACCGATTGCCTGATTAATCCATTTATTAATAGCATTAACTGATGCAATCATTCTAATGCCATTATCTAACATGGCAATATAACCCATTTTGCGTTTAATTAATCCCTCATAACCCCAAATATCATTAGCCTTTTTATCATGGAATAATTCCATAGTATTATAATGCCCATTAACTAAAACAGCGCATTGATTATATATATTACCTTCACGATCACAGATAATCATGGCAAAATCTGCCACAGTATCGCCCATAGTAGTTTCTGTGTCCAGAATACAAAAGTATTGCTTTTTTGCCATGTGTGCTTTCAGTTAGTAGACCTGCATCTTACCATAAATTTTAAATAATAGGTGTGGTATTTTAATCACACACAAAAAATAAGTTATACGAAAAAACTTGACACGGGGCAAAATTATATGATATAATTTTGGCGCAAAATTGAATACCTGAGTATTCAATTTTTTCTGCAAACCTGAGTATTCAATTTATTTTGCGAATCAAAATATCTAAAATCTGTCTTACTGGTAAATGCATTATTTCCGATATATCATAAAGATTATAGCCTTCAGCTAAAAAATCTTTAATTAATGTTTCGGCATAATCAACATTAATGCCCTTGTTTACTTGGTACATATACACCCCTTATATTAAATCTATCACAAACCGCTTTTAAATATGTTACATTATCTTCATAAAATGTAAATTCAGCATCTTTAAATGTAATCAAATTAAAGAATTTAGCTAAACCATTAATTTTTAATGTAGCACCTGAGATATTAGAATTCTCAGGTCTTGAAATAATATAATCAGGTTCACCCAATATCTCATTAATAAATGTATAATCAGGGGTATTAAGAACACGGGCAGTAGCAATAATGACATAACACGATTCATCTTTTAAATCCTTTTTATATTGTTCTGCTAATGGTAAGAGAGAATCATTCAAGGCTAAATCTTGATTTTCTCTCCAATAATTTAAATCGATTCTCTCACCATTTTCATCTACAATAGTGCGATATCTATGCAAAGAACAAACGATTGTCCCATCCATGTCATAAATTGAAACCTTTTTAATTTTAGCCATTCTGTAAACCTTTTCTGTTAATGTCCCCATTATACACAAAAAACCGACCAAAAACCATGTGTGCGAAAATACAACATAGGTGTTTACACCTATTGACACCGCCTCCAAAATTATGGTATAATTTTGGCGCAAACTGAAGTTAGCGCTTACTTCGCTGCGGCGCAGACCTGAATACCTGAGTATTCAAATCTGTTAGCAAACAAAAGTATTCATTTAGAAAACCAAAGCAATAGTGCAACCTTAATGCATATAAATGCAATAACCCCTAAACACACATTAAAAAATTCTATATCAGTCATTTAATCAACTTCTACATTTACAACAGTTTCATTACGAATTGTCAAATACATTTCAACAATCCCCATCGATATCCAAACGCAACCATTACCCTCACGCATAGCATAAGGCACAGAGGGATAGCGTTTAGCCATATATTTTTCAGCAATTTCAAATTTTGTCATAGGTCTATTATAGCAGGGAAAGTTAAGATAGGGGCAAAAGCCCCTATTAGTTGTCAGGTCTTTTCAGCCTTGATAAAGTCAACAATTTTCATCAAAGCAATTTTATTCGCCTTAGTGAGTGATTCTGTATCAGCCTCAGTTAAACCCAAAGCCTCACCGATAAAATCAGCGTGAACATCTTTTTTAATAGGTGTCTCGCCTGATTTTGTTTTGTATGCCTTAGCAACATAAACCTTTTCACGTGATAGCTTCGCAACAACTGAACGAACAGTTTTGCCTAATGCTTCAGCGATAGCGTCAACTGTCATGCCAGCTTCATAGTCGGCAACCATGCGAGCAGTTTGCTCTGGGGTGTAGTTTACTGTTTTCATTTTCATTTCCTTAAAAAATATATTATAGCATCAGGGTTTCATCATTGCAAGCCATATCCACAATGGTGAAAAGGTTATTGCAACAAACAAGCTAGCTTGTAAAAATTCTGTTATGAATTTCATTCTGTAGCCTCACATTCAGCAGAGTAAGCCAAAGCATTTTGTGCGTTAACCATTTCAGCATATGCTTCACGAGTTTTAGTTTCGTAGTAAGCAACCAATTTTTCAGCGTATGCTAGGGCGAGAGTTTGTGTGTTAGTCATAGTGTTCCTTGTCATCATGTATTCTATTATACACGAATAACCTAGAATAAATCAAGTGTGTGTAAATACAACATAGGTGTTTATCCCTATTGACTACGGGGGCGGTTATTAGACTATAATACACCCTACTCCGCGGGACCCTCCCACACGGCCTATTTCAGGAAAATTCTCAAACACCCTAAGGTGCCAAAATCTACACTTGCCTAAATTGCCCTAAACTGCTATAATCAACACTAAAGGATAAAACCATGACAACTCATCTACCTGCCGAAACCGTACGTATCTCTCCGGAAGCACTGGAAGTAGCAAATGCCTACCTCCAGCTTAATGACGCCCGTGCAGTAGCCCAAGAACTAGATCTTGACCCTGAAGTGGTAACAAATCTCCTAGCGCGCCGTGAGGTTAAAAGCTATATTGACTCGGTGTTTTTTGATAGTGGCTACAACAACAGATTTTTGATGCGACGTGCTATGGATGCACTAATCAAACAAAAGTTTTCGGAATTGGAAGAGTCTCAGACTGGAAGCACCAAGGATATTGCTGAATTGTTACAAATGTCACATAAAATGTCAATGGATCTCTTAGATCGCGAGATTGCACTAGAAAAAGCACGCACCCAAACTGGACCGCAAAAGCAAGTTAACGTACAAATTAACGAAGGACTTGATGGATCAAAGTATTCGCAGCTAGTGCAAAAGTTAATAACTGGTGAAGGTGTGTAATGGCACATTATCGTGCAGTCTTTATCTCAGACGTACACTTGGGCACGCGCGATTCACAAGCTGAAAAACTGTGTGACTTCTTAAAATCCAATACTTGTGAAACACTATACCTAGTAGGTGATATTTTAGACATTTGGAAGATTCAGCAAAATCGCTGGCGTTGGCAGCAGTCACATACTAATGTAGTGCGCCGTGTACTAACGTATGCTAAACGTGGTACACGTGTTGTGTACATAGCAGGCAATCACGACGAGTTTTTACGTCCACTAATGCCTTATGACATTGGATTTGGCAACATTGAAATTGCCAATCAAGCTACTCATACAGGCATAGACGGTCGCCGCTACCTAGTCACACACGGCGATTTATTTGACGGAATTACTAGCCTAGCACCTTGGCTAAGCTTCCTAGGCGATAAAGCCTACGACTTTGTATTATCTTTAAACACTAAGTTTAATTGGTTACGGCATAAATTTGGTTTTGGATACTGGAGCTTATCACAGTATTTAAAGTCTCGAGTAAAATCGGCTGTTGACTTTGTATTCAAGTTTGAAACTAACTTAGTAGCTTACTGCAAAAAACGTGGTTTTGATGGTGTTATCTGTGGTCATATACATCATGCAGAAATTAAACAGATCGACGGTGTCACATACATGAATGACGGCGACTGGGTTGAGTCGTGTACTGCACTTGTAGAACATTTAGACGGTCGTTGGGAGATACTAACATGGACAAAATCAAATGACACTCCACAATAAAATTACCATTGTAGTACCTTGTAAAAATGAAGAGAAATATATTCAGCATTTGTTAATACATTTACGTTGGCAAGACATTGGTGATACTAAGATTATTATTGCTGACTGTTCAACTGACTCAACCAGACAAGTTATCCTCAATAACAGCAAAGACTTAAATATTGAAATTATCGAAGGCGGGCCCGTGTCAACAGCAAAGAACCGTGGTGCTGCTTTAGTTACCACACCTTATATTTTATTTATTGACGCAGATGTACGATTTTTTGAGTCGGGAGTAATACATGCTGCAGTTACTGTTATGGAATCAGCAAACTTGGACCTAATAGGATTAAATGCCAGGTGCTATGATGGTGATATACGAGCACAAATTGGTTTTACTGCATTTAATGTGGTCAACAACGTATTAAAATACTTTAGCCCATTTGCAGTAGGTGCATTTATGTTAACGCGCCGTGACAAGTTTATAGAACTAGGTGGTTTTCCAGAACAATTTGCAACATCAGAAGATTACTTTTTATCGCGCAAGTATAGTGTCAAGAAGTTTAGACTCTTAAACCACTATTTTGGACAAGACTCACGTAGATTTCGCAAGATGGGTTATTTTGGTATGTCAAAGTACTTAATCAAGAATTTCTGGAATCGCAACAATAAAGCTTATTGGGATAACCTAGATTCTTCAAAGTACTGGAGTTAAGATGCTACCACAAATTGGAGATGCGGATGTATACGACAAAATCAACCCCGAAGATCTTTGGTGTGCCGATAAACTAATTTTAGCCAAACGACTAGGATACTACTGCGGCCCAGCAGGAATAGCTCCTAAGCCAGGTAAATATATAGTACGCCCAATAACAAACTTAAAAATGATGGGTGTTGGTGCCGCAGTAGAATACTTGGACAGTGACTCAATTCCTGACGGTTATTTCTGGTGTGAGGTGTTCTCAGGCAGACACTTAAGCTTTGACTACAACTACGGCAAGCAAACGCTAGCAGTTGAAGGTTTTCGTAATCAACAACGACTTGACAGATTTTCACACTGGAGCCGTGTTCAAGAAACTTTCGAACTACCACCAATATTGCAAACAGTAGCAGACAAGTATCCTTGGTTTAATGTTGAAGTAATTGGTGACCGTGTAATAGAAGTACATTTCCGCTACAACGACGACTTTGCAAATCATACTGCTACTACCATTGTACCCGTATGGCAAGACGAATTCTATGCTAGTAAGTGTGGAGATCGTTTAGGTTTTATATTAATAAAGGATACTGATGTTAGAAACAATATGTGAAGTGATGACAGATGCTTATAAACGTAATTGGATTACATCGCGTGATGGTAATGCCTCAATACGTCATCAAGATCGAGATCACTTTTATGTTACCCCTACAGGTGTTCGTAAGCAAACTCTGCAACCAGATCAGTTTAAAAAGATGGGCATTAGGTCTACTGGTTATGGTTTATACGCAACTCCCTTAATGTACACAGACATTAGTCATAACTTAAAGCCTAGTGGTGAATTGCCAATGCACTTTGGACTTCAGCAAAAGATTAATACTGAGGTCAGAGTAATTTTACACTTTCATCCAACTTATACTGTAGCAGCAATGTATGCAGGTATTCAACTACCTGAGTTACTAAAAGAATTTCCAGAACTCAGCAGATATACCAGCGTAGCGCCTAATGTACCACTGATACCTCCTATCTCGCAAGAACTAGCAGACGCCTGCATTAGCGGACTAGGGTACAATAAAGATAGCGGAGATATTACTTACAACATAATAGGAATGGACAGACATGGCGTAATTGCTGTAGACACTAGCCCTTGGCGTGCTTACGAACACATAGAGCGCCTAGAGCATATCTGCAAGATTGTACTTGCATCAGGAAAGTATTAATGTTAGTTGTCAGTCGCCCCGAAGTAAATGTAGACACCATTGTTGAATTCGACCCTCAACAGCGGTTTATTAAGTTACCTATAACAAACTATTTAAAACTGCTTAATGTGTGGGATACAATCAATCGCCCACAAGTTGCTCTAATCAACGCAGTTAATGATCCCAAGTACCGTTTTATTTGCGCAGCACTTGCACGTCGACTTGGTAAAACCTACATAGCCAATATCATCGGTCAATTGGTTACATTAGTGCCTGGTAGCAATGTACTGATCATTTCACCTAACTATAACCTAAGCTCCATTTCATTTGAACTCCAACGCAAACTCATCAAACACTTTGACCTCGAAGTGGCTCGCGACAATCTCAAAGACAAAATCATCGAGCTTAGTAATGGTTCTACCATTCGTATGGGCAGTCTTGGTACCGTTGATAGTACTGTTGGTCGATCATATGACCTAATAATATTTGACGAGGCTGCACTAGGTGAAGGCGGTGAAGCCGCCTTTAATGTTGCACTGCGTCCTACACTAGACAAGCCCCAAGCCAAAGCTATTTTTATTTCCACACCTCGTGGTCGTAATAACTGGTTCTCTCAGTTTTGGAATCGTGGGTTTAGTGAAGATTTCCCCGAGTGGATTAGCTTACAAGCTGATTACACTGAAAATACCCGTATGGCTGAATCGGATGTTGCGGAAGCTCGCAGATCCATGAGCAAAGCCGAATTTGAACAAGAATACCTGGCCTCATTTACTGTGTTTGAGGGTCAGATTTATGCACTAAAAGATGAAGATGTTTGTGAAATTCCCGAAGACCTTAAAGGTGAAGCATTTGCTGGGTGTGACCCTGGCTACCGAGATAGTACTGCTTATTGCGCTATCGTGTACGATTGGAACCGCGATTGCTTTTTTATTGTCGACGAATACCTAAAGTCGGAACAGACTACTGCTGAGCACGCGGCTGCGTTTACTGAGTTAAATAATCGGCACGGAGTTGAAGTCACATTTATTGATAGTGCAGCTGCACAGTTTGCATCGGACCTTGCTTATTTATACAACATTTCAACCACCAAAGCCAAAAAAGATGTCTTACCAGGCATTGCGTATGTTCAGACCTTGCTACAACAAGGTCGATTAAAGGTTGCCCCACATTGCACTAATGTGCGAGCCATGTTTGACCAGTATCGCTGGGATCAACGTGAGGGGCTCCAACGTGAACGTCCTATGCATGATGATTATAGTCACATGGCTGATGCCGTGCGTTATGCACTGTATACTTATACGGTATAATGGTACAAAAAATTTGTGCATTGACTTTTTGTTGCTTTACTGCTATAATAAGTGGAAATTTAGAATAATTTTATGGCCAAAAATACAAACAAGCGAATACCAGTTAAATGGGTTCGCGACAGGGCTAAGGCGGCCTATGAAAAGAAAGATGTGTGTTATGTTTGCGGCACTAAGCAAGACTTAGAACTGCATCACTTACACTCAGTTACAATACTCCTAGATAAATGGTCTGAAGCCAAGGGTTACGATATTTCAACAGATGCCGGTATTTTAGCTGTGCGAGATGAATTTATTGATACGCACCGAGTAGAGTTATATGACCAAGTTTACACCCTTTGTAATCCTCATCATGTAGCGCTGCACAGTGTTTATGGTAAAGCTCCTCGTCCTGGCAGTGAACCCAAACAGGCTCACTGGATAGAAACGCAGCGTGCAAAACATACTGGTGATGTGGTGGAATCAGCGCCAATCCCTAAACGAAGCTTTGGTAGTTTTTTCTCAGAGTTCACTTAAGGGAAAACTATGTCAAGATTTACAGACTGGATTGTTGAAAAACTTAATCCAGCACAAGCTCGCATTGCTCAAGAAGCGGGCACACAGATTTCAACTGAAAGCAAGATTACGTATCTGCAAGCCTTTCAGAAGCTAGAGTCAGTTAATCGTAGTGTAAGTATGCTTGTTAATGCAGCTGCCTCACTTGATTATGACGTAAAAGATAAGATCAATGAAGGCGTTGTAGCCGGAATTCGTCAAAAGTCGCTAAACACATTACTAAACTTTCGACCTAACCCATACCAATCAACCCAAGAATTTCGCCAATCAATCTTCACAGATTTGATTTTGGAGGGTAACGTATTCATACACTTTGATGGTGTATTTATGTATCACCTGCCAGCAAGAAATGTAGAGATTTTAACGGACACCAAGACATTTATCCGTGGATATCGTTATAATGGAATGGTTGAGTTTAAAGAGTCAGAAGTCTTTCACTTCCGTGATTTGAATAGTCAAAGTATATATCGCGGCGCTTCGCGCCTTGAAGCAGCCCAACGCTCAATTGCTACACTTTATGCAATGAAAGAGTTTCAAGAGAACTTCTTTGAAAATGGAGCTGTATTCGGATTAGTCTTAACTTCAGAAAACACACTTTCACAAGTTGCAAAAGAAAAAACAATACAATACTGGTTACAAAAATATTCAACTAAACAAGGCGGCAAGCGTCCAGTTATTTTGGATAGTGGATTAAAGCCTGCACAAGTATCAAATCAAAACTTCAAAGACATGGACTTTGATCTGTCGATCAAGACTCACAACGAACTAATTATGCAATGTATAGGTATTCCACCTATTTTGTTGGCTGGTGGAAATAATGCAAATATTTCACCTAATTTACGTTTATTCTATTTAGAAACAGTAATGCCAGTTGTTCGTAAGTTTACATCAAGCTTAGAACGATACTATGGATATGATATTGAGGCAATTACTAGCTCAGTGTCAGCACTACAACCAGAATTAAAAGATATTGCTGCTTACCATTCGACTTTAGTCAATGCAGGCATCATTACAGCTAATGAAGCAAGAAAAGAGTTACGTTATGAACCAATTACTGGTAATGACGAAATAAGAATACCCGCCAACATTGCGGGTTCGGCTGCTGATCCGTCGAAAGGTGGTAGGCCCACAGATAATCAGCAATAAAGGGGTAATATGGTAGACAAAAGTAAAGTACTGTTTTTAAACAGTTCATTTATCAAGAGTACTATCTCCGACGGAAAAACAGACAGTATAACAATTGAAGGGTACGCAAGTACTACAGATATTGATAGACAAGGTGATGTTGTTCCTGTAAGCGTATGGGAAAAAGGTATTCAGAATTACTTGAAAAATCCAGTAATTTTGGCTTACCATGACCATAGCGAACCAGTTGGTAGGATGGTAGAACATAGAATTGACGGCAAAGGGTTATGGATTAAAGCCAGAATCTCTGGAGCAGCCAATGAGGTGTTCAATCTTGTAAAAGACGGCGTGTTAACGGCGTTTAGTATCGGATTCCGAATCGTAGATGCGGAGTACAACTCAGCTGCAGAGCTGTTTGTGGTAAAGGAATTGGAACTACATGAAATTTCAGTAGTGTCAGTACCAGCTAATCAAAATACACTATTTAGTCTTTCTAAGGCGTTTGATACAGCCGAAGAATTTAAATCTTTCAAAATGCAGTTTGCACCCGACAGCGAATCAGCTAAAGGGCTAGAATCCTCAACGGAAGCAGACAGCGAAATTAAAAAGGAATGGGAAATGGATCCTAAACAATTAGAACAAATGTTAGCTGATGCAGCTAGCAAAGCGGCTGAGCAAACTGCAAAAGCCATCGCCGAAACACAGGCAAAAGCATTGGCCGAAAAAGCCGCTGCTGAAAAAGCCGAAGCCGAATTAGATGCACGCGTTAAAGCCGCTGTTGCTTCTATCTCTACTGGTGACACAGGTGCTGAGCGCTTGATGGCCGAAGTTGAGAAGCGTTTGGCTACTGCTGAAGAGTCTAGTAAAACAGTGATCGCTGGTTTAGAAGCTGCTTTGAAAGAAAAAGCTGCTGAAATCGAAGCAATCACAAAATCAAAAATGTCTTTTTCCGAAGCCAAAGACGGTTTGTCTTATGCTGAAAAAGAAAAGGCAGTTATGTTGGCTAAGATGGCTGGTAAGTCATTGGACGGCACAAAATTTGGTCGTGACTTAGTACAAAAGTACGGTGCTCACCAGCCTTCAGGTACAACTGGTACTTGGGAACTTGAAGTTTCATTGAACATGGAAAATGAAGTTCGTCGTCGCTTAGTTGTTGCTCCTATTTTCCGCAACATCGCTATGCAAACCAACGTGATGACCATGCCAGTGAACCCAGAAGCAGGTTTAGCAACTTGGGTTACTAACGCTGACTTTGGTGCCGTTCCTGCTAGCGTTGGCGCTGCTGGTGCCTCTGCTGGTGCTACACAAACTCACGCTTTCAAAGAAATCACTTTGAATGCTTATAAACTTGCTACAAACGAGTATACAGCATACGAAGAAGAAGAAGATTCTTTGATCGCTTTGATGCCAATGATTCGTGATGGTATGATCCGTCGTGTTGCTCGCGCCGTTGACAAGGCCTTCTTGTTAGGTGCTGGTTCAGGTTCTGACCCTGTTAAAGGACTGGCAAACTGGGCTACTAACACCACTGCTACCGGTAACACTGTTGCTGCTGGTTTGAATGTTGCCAAATTGCGCACATTGCGTCAAGGTTTAGGTGCTTGGGGTCTCGACCCATCTGAAGTAATCTATATCGTTAATACCGATGTTTATTACCAGTTGCTGGAAGACACAACCTTCCAAACAATGAACCAAGTTGGTACACAAGCTACATTGTTAACCGGTCAAATCGGTCAAATCGGTGGAAGCCCTGTGTTGGTCTCTGCAGAGTTCGCTTCCCCAGGTACTGGTGTTGCAGGCGCCATTGCATTGCACCCAGGCAACTTTATTGTTGGTAACCAGCGCGGTCTCCGCATCGATACCCAAGAATTGGTTGAAACACAGCGTCGCGTTATGGTGGCTAGCCTCCGTACCGGTATGACACGTGTTACCACTAACTTAGGTAACGCTGTTACAGCACACAAGTACACAGCAACCTGATCTGCTAGTGTAATTGTTAACAAGACCCTTCGGGGTCTTGTTTTATAAAGGTATACTGTGCCTTTATAAAACAAGTGAGGTATTTATGGCAACAGATTTAGTAACAAAAGCTGAATACAAAACTTACATGGGAATTACCAGCACAAATTCAGATGCAGAAATTGATTTTTTAATACCCAAAGCCAGCGACTTGGTAAAATCATATTGCCGTCGTACCTTTGTAGATCATATCAGCGACATTAAGGTTGAAGTTTTTGATGGTGGATTTAAAGAGATCTTGCTAAAAGAAACTCCTGTTGTAAGTATTAGTTCAGTAGGCTATAGCGCAGACTATGGCAAAACATATACAAACTTAGTAAAATTTATTGATTGGGTTCAAAAAGGTGACTCAATTGTAAGTATTAATACACCTGTATTTCCTGAAGTAATTAACGGATACAAAGTAAGTTATTTTGGAGGATACGATCCTATTCCTGGCGACTTAAAACTAGCAGTATTAGATTTAATTGAATACTACTCGCGCAACAATGGTGCTGTCCACAGTAGCCGTGACTTAAACCCTAACACTACGCAAATTAATTACGTTGCGTCAACTAATTTGCCCGCTACAATTAAGCGTGTTTTAGATCAGTACGTGGCGGACTTTACATAATGGCAGCAAAGCAAGTAAGTTTAGATGATTTAATAAATAGTCTAGATCCTCAAATAAGAGCCTTGCTAGAAGAAGATACTCGTGAAGTACTAGATAAACGACCTACTATATTAGATATAAGTTATAAGAGCTTGTTGCTTAATAACAAAGACAGTGTAGAAGATTTTAAAATATTTCATGCTACATTGCTAAAGATAATACAAGAAAAAGTTCCTAGATCTTATACTTCTATAGAAGCAGTACCCAGAGGGTATTTTCAAGGATCTAAACCTTATTTAGTATATATTAATGGTGGACCAGAAAGACAGTTTTTAATTGCTAAGTCAGTAGGACCTATTAGAACCTTTATAACTGATAAAATTTCTAAAGATCCTCGATTAGTGGACAGTATATTTGGATTACGCAAAGAAGAAACTGAAGTCTTAAATAGAAAAGGCATCCCTACAGGAGATGTAAAAACTAAACTTATCACCAAAGTAGATATCGGACATGCAGCAACTCAAGGCGAATTAGCACCTGTAGCAGTTTCTCCCTTAGCCTATAAGCTATATGGTTTGATTGAATATGGTGAGATAACTGGTAGCCCTGTAGCTAAATATGCTACAGATGCTTTAAATAAATTATATGCTTTACAAGCAGACATAGAATATAGTTTTAAAAATAACGCTCCACAAGTAATAGAAGCAGGCGAAAAGACATTAGGCGACCTTTTTGTTGTTGTAACACTACATACCTCTGACATAAATCAGCAGTTTTCTGACCAAGAAAAGCGCATATATGCGGATGTAAAAAGAAAAATCGCTCTGCTAGCTAATAAGGCAATCAGAGATAGGTTTTTAATGCAAAACATTGAAGGCTCTAATACTATTGCCCAAGATATTGAACAAGCCTTAGTAAGCGTATTAAAAACTGGCAAGGTTAAATTAGCTAAACATACAGCTAATAAAGGCAAATCTAAAAAACAACAGATAAATGCAAATAAAGGCGTTGAAACTGCTACTAAGATAGTTTCTAAGGTAGCTAAGCCTGGTGCTATTACTAAACCTCCACCAAGTGCAAACCTAATTAATCTAGCTGTACTGATTAATAGTCAGTTACAAGATGTAATTAGTGCAAACATGGGCGATGGTAATAGTCGTAACGTTTTAAATTATCGTACAGGTAGATTTGCCAGTACTGTTAAAGTAGAACAACTATCTATGAGCAAAGCAGGAATGATTACGGCTTTTTACTCGTACATGAAAAACCCATACGCAACATTTAGCGCAGGCGGACGTCAAGCAATACCTGCAAGCAGAGACCCTAAACTACTAATCGCTAAATCCATTAGACAAATTGCGGAACAAGTAGTAACTAATAGGTTAAGGGCGGTGCCATTATGACAAAAAGAATTAGTATTGTAACAGCCCTGGCTGAAAAATTTAAAGTAATAGACGGTAATCCACCTTATAGTTCCGATCTATTTGAGAACAGTTATCCTAAACTTAAATTCTGGGACGAAGTTCAAGACTTTCCTTGCGTATATCTTACAGCAGGCACAGAAGTACGCGAATACCATCCAGCTGATTTTATTTGGTGCTTTTTAAACATTAGTGTCAAAGTATACGTACGTAGCGAAAATGAAGCCCAGCAGCAGTTAGAAGATGTAATAAATGATCTCGAAACTGTAATCAACAATAATCGTGTATTAGTATATGATATTACTAATAACCTTTCAACGACTGAAATATTAATTCAGTCAATAACTACTGACGAAGGGCTGTTAGCTCCTTATGGTGTCGGTGAACTCAATTTACAAGTGCGCTACGCATTAGTATAACTCTCGGATTTATACAAGTACGACAACAGATAAATATCTAGTCATAGTGCTTAAATATTTCCAAAAAATCATAAAGGAAAGAGTATGGCATTAAATTTAATTCGCAATAGTCGCGTATTTTTCACGACTAATCTGGATACAAGTAATCGCGTAGCCGCTACAGGTTTTACCGCTACAAATACGTTTGAGATTCAAGTTCAAGACGGGTTCTCATTCTCACAAAATACAGGTACTGAAACAGTTACCTTAAACGAAGCAGGTGCTGCACCAGTTCGTGGTCAACGCAGTTTCAACACTAGCTTAGAGCCAGTTGATTGGAATTTTGCTACTTATATTCGCCCTAAGTTTGAAGAAGGGACTGTAGTTAACGTTGCTGCCGATGCTGACGATTATATTGGTTGCGAAGAGTCAGTGTTATGGAACGCCATGGCCGGAACTACACTTATTGGTGGTGCAGGTGCTGGATGGATTGCTACCCCAGGTCTTACCCCTGTTTCTAAAGTTAACTTTGATAAATCTAACGCTCACCAATTACAAGCTTTTGGTTTGATTATTGTGTTTGAAGCAGTTGCTTATGCAATCGATAACTGCGCTGTTGATTCTGCTACTATTGACTTTGGTTTAGATGCAATTGCTTCTATAACTTGGGCTGGTAAGGGTACCGCAATGCGTCAATTAGCTTCTGTAACTATTGCTGCTCCAAGCGCTGGTACTGTTGCTTTAAGCGGCGGATTGAGTGGAGTAGCTAAAAATAAAGATACTGACGCTAAGTATATTGCTAACAAGCTGTCTACAATGAGTCTTGCTTCACTGTCTTTCGGCGGACTGACTGCTAAAACTTACACTGTGCCTATTACTGGTGGTAGCATTACTATCAATAATAATTTAACATATCTTACACCTGCTAATTTGGGTGTGGTTAATCAGCCTATTACTTACTTTACTGGTTCACGCGCTATTTCTGCTACTGTAACTGCTTATTTAAAGACAGGTACAAATGAAAGTGCTCAGTTGTTAAGCGACTTGCTAACTGCTAGCTCAACCTCTACAGAAAACAAATTTGCTGTAACAGTTGATTTAGGTGGATCAAGCAACCCAAACCGTATCAGCTTAGCAATGCCAACAACTATGTTGACAATTCCAACAATTACTTCTGAGCAAGTTATTTCTACTTCAATTACTCTGAACCCACAAGGTGCAGCTGTAGGCGGTGCTTACGACATTGAAGCTAAGAACGAACTCGAAGTTTCTTATTACGCAGCTGTTTAATTAACTGCTGCATTTTTATAGAGACTGGGTTGATCTCCAGTCTCTCTTTTTAAACTTATTATAAAATGACTACTCTCTCTTTAAAAACACTGTTAGTTCCTTCTAAATCAGTACAGGTAGAATATCCTGGCATGCCTGGTTTTGTTGTTGATTTGGCATTTTTATCTCGCGAAACACTTTTGTCGATTCGTAAGAAGTCTACTAAAACAAGCTTCAAAAACCGTCAAGCAGCAGAAGAATTTAATGAAGATTTATTCTTGCAACTATACGTTGAAAATGCTGTTAAAGGATGGAAAGGATTTAAATTAAGTTACCTTGAGCAATTAGCTCCAGTTGACTTAAAAGGCCAAAACATGGATGATGAACTAGAGTATACGCCTGAAAATGCGTTGTATCTAATGAAAAATTCCAGTAACTTTGATGGGTTTATCAGCGAACAGGTATCAGACCTGGGAAACTTTTCGACGACCAACTCCAGCAAGTAAACCAGCAGTTGGTCAGTTATATTCAAAATATGAGCGTTGGCATGACCAAAGACGGATATTTTGAAATGTGCGAAATGATGGGCTCAGAGCCTGTAGAGTCTGAGATCCCAGTGGAATTTGAAGACTTTCCATTAGAAGTACAACAAGCATTTAATGCTTATCGAATGTTACGAGACGAGTGGGATACTATGAATGGTAACTACTTGGGTAAGTCTTTGATAGGTGTAAAAGATGTTTTTGAAGCTACAGAGATTGAACCGTTCGAACAGAAGTTTATTGTCATGCTAATACGTATGATTGATAACGTAAGATCAGACGAAATCAATAATAAGAAAAAGATGGAAAAGCCCGCTAACTAAAAATTGGCGGGCTTTTTTACGTTAAAAATTTTTTGGTTTGACAAAAGTGTGGTTGCATGTTATAATGTACACTAGTCAAGCTATTAAAAGTTTTAGCCACCAACCCTAAAGAGGAGTACAGATGGCATCAAATCAAGTTAATATTAATTTAAGCCTACAAGATCAAGCGAACAGTATCAAACAGCGTACTGACGAAGTCAAAGGTTTAAACAAAGAATTACAAAAAGCCCAGAAGATGGCTGAAACCACTAAAACTGGTGCAAAAGCTCTCAAGGCTAGTTTTAGTGCAACTGAGAACATAGAGTATGGTCGTGCTCGTGGATCTATGGGATCTACTGGAGCAAGCGGACGTGACTTTGCAAACCAAGCACAAGGTCTTGGTGGATTAGTTCGTCTATACGCTACTTATGCAGCCAATGTATTTGCTGTAAGTGCGGCTTTTAGTGCTTTAAGTAATGCTATGGATACCACTAACATGGTCAAAGGATTAGACCAGTTAGGTGCAGCAAGTGGTGTTGCAATGGGCGGATTAGCAAAGCGATTTACAGAAGCCAGTGGTGGAGCAATTAGTTTACGCGAATCAATGGAAGCTACTGCTAAAGCGATTAGTAGCGGCATGACTCAGAAGCAGTTTTTACAATTAGGTGATGTAGCCAAAAAAGCTTCACAAGCTCTTGGTGTTAATATGTCAGACGCTGTTAGTCGTTTAACTCGCGGTATTACAAAACTAGAACCTGAATTATTAGACGAATTGGGATTATTTACAAAAGTAGGTAAGGCCAGTGAAGACTACGCACGTAGTGTAGGTAAAAGTGTAGATAGCTTAACAGACTTTGAAAAACGTCAAGCATTTGCTAATGCAGTATTAAAAGAAGGTATTGACAAATTCAATGAAATAGATATACCTACTAATCCTTATGACAAACTTTTAGCTTCGTTAAAAAATATAGCACAAACTGTCCTAGAAGTACTAAACAAAGCTCTAGGGCCTTTGGTATCTATACTAAGTGCTAGTCCTGCAGCTTTAACTGCTGGTATAGCTGCTCTTGGCGCAATGATTGTAAAACAAGCAATTCCTAATATTGTTAATTACAGAGAAGAATTACGAAAAACTGCCGAAATGTCCAGCAAATTAACTGGGGAAAAAATCGGACAAGCCAGAGAGATTTTAGAAAAGCGTAGAGCAGATATATTAGCAAAACAAGAAGCTGCCGCTGATGCTTCGTCAGACAAAATTGATAAACTAGAAGCAAAACTTCGTGCACTTAGTGGCGGACGTATTCGTAAAGATATATCCGATATTTTATCTCCTACAAAGTCTATTCAGGATATTACTGAAAAAGAAATACAGCGAATTGAAAAAGCTGGCAGGGCTTTAAAAACAGAAACTAATGTATATACACAGCTTGCAAGCGCTATACGAGCAGCAAAGTTAGAACAAAAAGAATATCTTGTAGTTGCAGCAAAATTAAAAGCAGAAGAAAATGCTCCACTAAGCAAGCTCAGTGCTCCAGGACGATTAGTTGCTGCAGCAAATACTCAAAGCGCCCGTGCTTCTACTAGCAAAATTGTAAGCCAAGCTGCTGATACAGCTAGTTTAGTAGGCTTTCGATCTGCTTTTGTAGAAATGGTAGATAGTCTAAAAACTGAAAAATTAGGCACTGTTAGAACTATATTTACTGGAGTAACTGCTACTGCTACCGCTGCTGCTACACGCCTTATGGGTTTTGCAAGCGCATTAGGTACTGCCGGTATGGTAATCGGAGTATTCGTTGGAATTTTTCAAGGATTAAATGCAGCGTTTAGCACAAACAGTAAAGAACTAGAAAAGTTTAGCCAAAATTTAGAGTATAATTCAGAGAATGTTAAGTCTTTAACAAATACTTATAGTAGATATCGTGCTAGTTTAAGCCCTGATGCTTTAATAGCGCTTTCAACATCATTTACAAATTTGTCCGACGGTATTAACAGTACTGTTAAAGCGTTAGATGCTGCAGATAAGGCTGCAAATGGCTGGGATAGATTTGTAGATAGCTTAAAAGGTATATTTGGTCAAGATCTTCAATCTCAATTTGCAAAAAATATTTCTTTGCAAATTGCAGGAGGACTAAAAGGAATAGCAGATCCCAAGCTTAAGAAAGAAACAGAAGATAAGTTACGCACAATATTAGATGTAACAGATCTAACTGACGAAAGTATAAACAAAAGTTTAAGTAGTCTAAGTTCGAAAAAAGTTATTAAAGCAGGCGAAGATATTGCAAGTACTTTTGACGTTGCAGCTAAAGCAGGTGCAAAAACTGCAGGCTCACTAATTTCCGTAAAAGACGGATTTAAAGGATTAGAAGCCAGCTATACAGAACTCTCTAATAGTTTAATACAAAAAGATACATTATCTAATTTTGGAAAAGATTTAGCTACTCAAGGTTTTAATTTACAAAAAGCATTTGAAGACCCTATTGCAACATTAGCGACTTTACAAGATGTATTAAGTGATATTAGCAAAATGAAATTGCTAAGTCCTGAATCTCAAGCACTATTAGAACAAAACAAAGCACAATACGTAGATCTTATCAATAAAGCAAAAGAGTATGAAGCACAAATAAAATCTTCAGAAGCTAATATTGTTAAGCTAAAAGAACAAGCAGCTAGCCGACTTAATAAAGCTCCTATAAATGCAAAAATAAGTGCAGAACAAGAAAAAGTATCTGCTGCAGAAACGGGGCTAAGCGGTATTCGTAAAGAAATGTCCGATATTAGCAAACAGTTTGGTGGTGTAGCTGAAAGTTCTATTGTAAGAGGTTTTGCTTTAATTGAAGGCGGATTTACACGCTCTATTGCTCAAGCAGTTATAGGCTCACAAAAAGCTTTGTTAGATATGCTGCCTCAAACAGCAGAAACAGCTAAGCTTGGTGCTAAACTAGAAAATCAAAAAATTGATCTGCAAATTCAGCAAATTACTGAAACACAAAGATTAATTAAAGAGATGGAACTAGGCAGGCTGCAAAGTGAAAAACAATTTTTAGAAGCTAGACGAGATGAAGCTATTCGTGAATCTCGTGGTAATGCTGCAGCGCTTACAACTGCGGCAGCCCCTCGTTTAAAAGAAATTGAAGACAGGACTAAAGTTTTACAAAGTACTAATATTAGTCGAGATATTAGGGAAGGCAAGCTAGAGCGTAGCCCTGAAACTTTAAGAGCTATGCAACAACAACAAGGCACTATATCTCAGACAACACAGCTACGACAGCAACAAGTTATGAATACTATTGGGGCTGAAGTTAAAGGATTACAAAGCGGGTTTGAAGCAGCTAAAAAGAAATTAGATAATGATTTAAAAGAGATTATTAATAATAAAGAGGCTGAGCTGCGTGGAGCTGAGTTTAGTGCAAAAACACTGGAAGATCAACAAGCAGTTATCAATAAATATATTGAACAAGAAGACGCAATTAAACGCGCACTTAATAGCTTAGACAGTGTTAAGCAAAGCGCTACCTCTAATTTAATAGTACTAGAAGCACAAAAAGTTAAATACAAAGATGTTGCAGATTTAGCAGTTAAAGCAGTTCAAACAGCCAACGAACAAGTCACCGCATCTAACCAACAATTTGATGCAGCAAAAAACACGGCAGATCAAGAGCGTGCCAGAAAAGACTTATTAGCAGTTAATCTGCAAACAATGGGTCAAATGAGTCAAAGCTTAGAAACTCAAGTAAATTTAAATAGAATTTTAAATGAAACTGATAGTGCCTTAGTTGGTATACAAAAAGAAATCTTGCAAACTCAAGCTGAGCTTGGTATAATTACTGCAGAAAACTATCGAGATCAGCTTATAACCATTGAGCAAATGAATCGTGTTAAACAACGCGATATTAAACTTGAGCAATTGCAAAATAATTTGATTGCAACACGACTAGATTTAGCCAAACAATTACTTGACCCTAAGAACGCAGGTGATATTGCTTCTATTAATGCTAAGGCGGAAGCAGCTTCTAAAGCTTATTTAGCTGAAGTTGATGGTGTTAATAAAGTATTTGAAGCCCAAGAAAAATCTAAAGCCTTAACAGAAAGTTTAACAAATCGTCAAGTTGCTTATGGCGAAATATTTAAGAAAAGCTTTGAAGGCATGGCCGACGCCGTTATTGAGTTTACTAAAACTGGTAAACTAAATTTCAAAGGCATGATTGATTCCATGATCGAAGGCCTAATTCGTTACGAAATGCAACAACAAGCTATGACACTATATTCAGCCGCTAGGCCTGGTTTAATGAATTTTGTTGCTAGTATCTTTGCTAATCCTACTGGGATAGGTGCAAGTCCTGACGGCATTAACGTAGGAAACAATCTTTTAGTACAAGCTAAAGGTGGAGTTTATGATGCTGGCTTAACACAGTTTGGCAAAGGTGGAATGTTTACTAATTCAATTGTAAGTTCTCCAACACTATTCAAGTTTGCTAAAGGTACTGGACTAATGGGCGAAGCAGGTCCTGAAGCTATTATGCCACTAAAGCGTGATAGCAATGGTAACTTGGGAGTTCGTGCAGGCGGTGGCGGTGGAAACGTTGATGTAGTTGTTAATAACTATTCTACTGCACAAGCAGAGACTCGTGAAACTGTTGATAGCCGTGGTAATCGTAAGATTGAGGTTATGATCGGTGACATGACAGCTGGTGAAATTGCCCGCAACGGTAGTGCTTCACAAAAAGCTATTCGTGGAACTTTTGGACTACAGCCTCAGTTAATTAGGAGATAATTATGGCATATACGTACACATGGCCAGCAACACTTCCACAAAGCCCACAAAAAGGATTTACTGAATCTATAGGAGCCTTAATTATAAGGACTCCTATGGATGCAGGTCCTGCCAAAGAACGGTATCGTGGACGCAGGCCCGACGAACTGCAAGTTTCGTTTGTTATGACAACTGCACAAGTAAGTACCTTAGAAACATGGATTGTAAATACACTTCGTGGCACTGCTAGATTTGGCTTCTTACATCCCAGAAAAGCTACCACAGTAGAAACACGCATAGTGCCACAAGGCGATGGCGAACTATTTAAAACAGCATATTTAGCTCCTGGATATTGGAACATATCCTTAAAACTAGAGATACTACCATGAGCAGACTAACTACAATGTCGCCAGATGCAATTCGTGCGATTTTTTCGCCAGAAGCAGACAGCGACTTGCTTTTCTTGTTAACAATTTATGATCCAATTAATCCAAGCACAGTAGTTGCACGATTGTCGGATGGATTTACAAAACGTATCAGTGAAACTGCAGACGAAGTTGTTTATGGTGTAACTAGCCGTAGCCAAGATTTTATTTTCTTGCCTATGGAAATTTCACTTCCAACTGAAGAAGAAGCACAAGCTCCTCGTTGTTCAATTATCCTACGTGATGTTACACGTTATGTAATACCTATCGTACGAACTATTGTAGGTCCGCCTAGTGTAAAAATGGAACTGGTACTATCCAAAACTCCAGATACAGTAGAAGCTAGTTTTGCTGGTTTCTATATCAGTAATTTTTCTTACAATGCTGACTCAGTAACTGCAGACCTATCAATGATAGATTACGAACGTGAACCGTTCCCAATGCACTCGTTTACACCAGCATATTTTCCAGGAATGTTCTAATGTGGCAAAATAAATACATAGGCATACCTTTCCTAGATAAAGGTAGGGATACAAACGGCATTGATTGCTGGGGATTAGTGCGTCTTGTTTACAAACAAGAGTACAATATTGATCTACCTAGTTTTAGCACTGATTATGAAGCTGATGATAGTGAACGTATGAGAGATCTGTTTGCTCAGTACAAAGAAGGCTGGGAACAGATTGAAGAACCTACAGAAGGTTGCATTGTATTATTTAATATTCTTGGTGTAGAATCACATATGGGTGTTGCTGTTAGTAACACCCACTTTTTGCATGCGCGTGACAAATACACTAGCGCAATCGAATCTTTTGACTCTGTGAGTTGGCGTAATCGCATCACAGGGTTTTACAAGTACAGTGAAAATAAAAGTGCAATTTTAAATGTAGTACCACATCCACTACGTACTGAACGATTTACTGTACCTATTTTACCAGGTACAACTCTTGATAAGCTGGCTAATTGGATTAAGTTTGAGTATAAGATCGCCGAAGAGTTAGTCAGTAAAATTACTATCATGGTAAATGGCATTGTTGTAGATTCTAGCAAGTGGTCTACAACCGCACTAAAAGACACAGATCGTGTTGAATATCGTGCTGTTCCTGGCAAAGGCAACACACTTCGTTTAGTACTTACACTAGCGTTAGTGGCTGCTGCGCCCTGGCTTACTACCCAGGTAGGTATTGCTATGGGAGCTACAACTGCAGGAACAACTGCAGCTGCTTTTGCTGCAGCCAGTCCTCTTGCTTATACTGCTATTTCAACTGGTGTTATGATGGTTGGCGGAGCACTTATTAATGCAATTTCACCAATCCGTCCGCCAGATATTAATACACCTGGAACAAACATTCAGCAGTATATGGTTAACGGTGGTGCAAACCAATTGCGTCCTTACGAAGCCATTCCTGTAATCTTAGGAAAAGTAAAGATAACTCCTCCGCTTGGCGCCGTTAACTATCTTACCTATGAGAATGATACTGAAAGCTATCTGTCAATGCTTTTATTGTGGGGATACGGCCCGCTAAACATTGATGCTAGTACACTTAAAATTGGTAATATTTCCATAAGTGAATACACTTTACCAGTCCCTCCAGTTACTTTAGATCGTAAAATTGCACCAACAGCACAACAGTTACTTGACTTTACTGCTATTTATGGAAAAGATGTAGACGTAGTTCCTAGTAATAGTACACTAACTTGTCCTGGACAATATAACGCTGAGTTAACAGAAGCTACTTTTGGCCCGTTTGTAGCCGCATCTAGTGGTGCGCCTGTATATGATTCCAGCGGAGCCATTGTTCCTATTAGTCAATTTACAGTTTCATTACACCTGCCACAAGGTTTACGCAGAATTTTTTCCGAAGGCAAGGAGGCTGGTAAAGAAGAATCTGTATGGGTACGCATTGAAATTCAAGTCAAAGACGGAACTGGTCCTTGGACAACCTGGCAAGATTTTGCATTAGGTGATGGCACTGTTAAAAAAGATGCCTTTACTGTTAATAAAACTTACTATAATTTGAACTCTTTAAACCAAGTTCAGGTACGAGTTCGTAGAAAAACTGGTGCTGACCTTGAGTGGACAAAAGAAGCTAATGGATATGCTAAAGCACAGATATATGGACAAGTAGTGTTGTTACAAACTGTTTTCTTACGTAACAGTTCGCCAATCAAAGAGCCTATTAACTGCACACTTGCAGGCACAGCACTAAAGATCAAAGCCAATGAACAATTAAATGGTCAGATTGAAGGAATTAATGCTATTGTTCAAACATGGGCACCTTCATGGAACGGTACAACCTGGACCACAATGGCAACCAATAATCCTGCAGATTTATTTTTGCATGTGTTAAAGCATCCAGCTAACCCACAACGAGTAAAAGAAGCAGACGTTGCCAGTAAGATAAACTTAACTCAAATTCAATATTGGCATAATTATTGTGTTACAAATGGATTCGAATTTAATAGCATAGTTGGATCACAGCGTAGTATACTAGAAGTATTGCGAGATATTTGTGCCGCTGGGCGAGCAAGTCCTGCAATGATAGACGGCAAATGGTCTGTGGTAATTGACGAACCAAAGTCAAATATTGTGCAACACTTTACTCCACACAATAGTTGGGGTTTTGAATCTACAAAAGCTTTAGCAAAAATGCCAGATGGTTTACGAGTTACGTACATAGACGAAGATCAAGACTATCAAGAAGCAGAAGTAATTATTTACAATAGTGGAAAAGATTCAGGTAATGCAGAACTTTTTGAAAGTATACAGTTGCCTGGAGTTACTAAAAAATCTTCTGTGATAGATCATGCTCGTTGGCATTTTGCGCAAGCAAAGCTGCGACCAGAAGTTTACAGACTAAATTCAGATATTGAATATCTAGTCTGTAATCGAGGCGATCGTGTAAAAGTAATGCATGATGTACCTATGTGGGGCACAGGCAGCGGACGCGTTAATCAACGTGTTAGCAGCACGGAATTTGTGCTAGACGAACAAGTATATATTGACGTTACCAAAAATTATACTATTCGTTTTAGATCTGCATTAGGTGCTACAGTAGAACGCACACTTGATAAAACAGGTATGAGTACTGGATACCATACTACAGTCAAGTTAGCTACTAGTGCAACAATCACTGAAGTAAATGCCGGTGACTTGTATATGTTTGGTGAGTATCATCAAGAAGCGCAAGATTTACTTGTACTTAGTATTGAGCCGTCATCAAATAAATCTGCTACTTTAACGATGGTAGACTATGGCGTAACAGATACATACAATATATTTACTGATTACGAAACATTAAGTGAATTGCTAACATTTGAGTCTCAAATTACACTGCCTGGACAAGATTTACGAAACAGTTTTACTAATGCAGATGTACCAACCATTAGCCTAGTTATAAGCGATGAGTCTGCTGCAAGATTATTGTCTACTGGTAATTATGAACAACGCATAAAAATAAGCTATACTAACCCACAAGAGTTACCCCGAGCTACTCAAAGAATTGAGTGTAGTTATTATTTACAAACTAGCTCTACTACAACTAGCGGTATTACAACATCAAGTACACTTATTAATGCTCGTACGTTTACAGAAGATTACAGCGCAGGCTCTATTTATATTAGTGGAGTAGAAAAAGGCCAAGTATATAAAATAAAATTAAGATATGTAGCAACAGATGGTAGAACAGGTCCTTGGACTAGTGAAACTACACATACTGTAGGGCAGTTTAAGGCTTACGCAACTGTAGATAGTCTTGAAATAGATTTAAATACTCACTTTTTAGATATGAAAGCTGTTTCTAACACTCCAGTTAATCCAGCACTATTTAAACACTATGAGTATAGAATTTATCGTGATACTGGTATTGGCGATTTCTGGAACTTGACACCAGACTCTACCAACAACATTAAAGTTGTAAAGTCAACAGGTGCAACCCGACAAAACTTGTTAGAGTTTACAAGTCCACGACTATCAGAAGCAGGAATAAACTACAGAGTAGCTTGCAGAACTGTAGATATTCACGACAGCTATGGCGACACTAGTGCATTGGCGTCTATATTAATCAAAACAATTGTTTAAAGGATAATTATGGCAGGAACTTTATCCGCAGGCGTTAATTCCTTAATATTAAAACTAGACACACCTTACGACACTATTAGAACATCAGATATTCGCGATGATTTGATCAAAGTAAAAGTCTGGTCTTCCACAACAGCAGGATTTACTCCGTCAGATGCCAACAAAGTATTTGACGGATTAAGTCTGTCTATTATTATACCAAACTTAACCCCTGGTACTACTTATTATGTAAGATATGCATTTATCAGCGAAATTGATGAAGCACAGATTACATATTCTAGTGAATTAAGTGGTGTACCTATTGTAGCCTCTGCTCAAACTGTGGACATTTCTGGATATAGTGCTTTTGTAAAAAATAGTGCAGGTACTGCATTTACGCCAGCAACAGCTGGACTAGCAGCAGTATTAAATGGTATTACTACACCTGTTTATGCTTGGACAATTACTGGAGGAACACTTTCTTCTAGCAATACTGCATCTACAACTGTAACACCAGCACTAAGTGCTACCTCAGTATCAGTAACATTAAGTGTTACTGGCGTAGGTATAATCACACCCATTGTTAAAACAATAGTAATGGCTATTGTTAATGAAGCAGCTAGTCCTCCTAAATATGCTACCGCGTATTTATATCAATGGGCTACAACAGCCAATACTCCAACTGGATCTAGTACCTATACATGGACAACTGGAGCTAACTCTGGATACACTGGATCTGATGGTTGGTCAACAACTGTGCCAACAAATCCTGGCACAGCACTACTTAAACTGTGGACAGCTACAAAACCTATTAGTGCATTAGCTAGCGCTACTACTACAACAATAGATTGGACCTCAGGTGCAGTTGTCGGATCTATTAGTCAAAATGGAGCTTTTGGCGCTACAGGATCTACTGGAGTCGCAGGTGTTAACGCAGTAACTGTTAGGGTGTATAAACCAGCAATAACTATTCCTAGTCCTCCAACAGGATCTAGTACCCACCAGCTTCAACTAGCGGGCTACAGGGTCAAACTTTATGGGCCGCAACAGTTAGTTTAACAGACGCAGCTACTAGTACCACTACTAACGTTAACTGGACTACATCATCTGTAATAGCTCAAAGCTATTATGCTACTAATGGTACTAACGGGGCTACAGGAGCTACAGGAGCTACAGGAGCTACAGGAGCTACAGGAGCTACAGGACCTCAAGGACCTCAAGGAGCTGCTGGGTCTTCAGGTACAGGCAGTCAAGGTATTAGTGCACGCGTAGCTTATGCCGTTACAACAACAACTCCTGCAGGAACTCCAGCTAATAAAACAGAAACAGGAGATACAGTACCTGCAACAGGATCTTGGTTTGCAGGAGTTACTTGGCAAACTAATTCTCCTGCTTCATTATCAGAAGGTCAATTTTTGTATCAAGTAGACGGGCTATACAATCCTGCAACTAATACTACTAATTGGATTGGTATTCCTTATTTAAGTTCTCTTAAAGTGGGTAACTTACAAGCAATTTCCGCAAACACGGGTAATTTAACTGTTACAGGTACTATCACAGTATTTGGCAATACTACCAGCGGTATACTAATTGATGGCAGTGGAATATCTATTTACAATGACAGTAAACTACGCGTTAGACTAGGAAGTATTTAATGGCAACTTATGGATTAAAAACCTATAAAAGTGACGGAACTACTGTTGTGTTACAAAACTCCACCAAAAGTGGAGTTTTTGGACAAGCATATACTATATCCAAAAGTGGGACTGCAGGACTACAAACAGTTGTAGAATTCCCACAATATACAGGCAGAAGTATTAGGCCTATGCAACTTAGGCCAGGTGGACATATATGGTTTGTTGGAGTAGTCAACAATATTCCAAGAATAACTTTTACAGAAAATTCAGCAATTGGTGTTACTAGTGCTAGTTTTTATTATGACGACACAGTTTTGTATATTTTTGTTAAGTAAGGATACCTATGACCTATGGTCTAAGAATAATAAATGATGATTCAGAGCTGTTGGTTGATAGCGAGTACTTTAACCCTACATTTGTACAAAAAATAGAGTTTAATACAACACCTACTTTTACAGAAGCTGCCACAGGTTTTATACACCCTGGGTATATAAAACGAGAATATGTAAGTTCGACTGCAGTACCTTTTATAGGAGTTGGAAGTAGTTATATAGTAATGTGGACTCTGCCTGATAATGGCACTAATGATGTATACTATAACTTTGAAACATCTATTGCATATTCACAAAGTAACCTTATTTGTTATGTTTATGCTAATTCTACTGGCAGTGCCTTAACGTATACCTTACCTACAGCGTATATATTTGCAGTAGATGCTGTAGGTTTAGAAAATATTGCTTCTACAGGCCCAGCATTAAGAATGTATAATAGTGCTAACCCACAAAGAAAAACTTTTGACAGTAATTTAATACAATTAGTGCCTTATAGTATTACAGATACATTTGCATTTTCTATATCAGGAGCAAATGCAAATAACTATGGAACTACCCCAGTTTCTATTGCTTTATCTGTGCCCACTAATCCGATATTTATGTTACCGGATTTTCATGCCTTAAGAATTAACAAAGGTCCTCAAAATAGTATTGCTCACGAAGAATATTTGTATCAAACAGCATTTAAAAGAATAGGTAGTACACTATATACCAGATTATATATTGTAGAATACTATAACGAAGACTATGCCTGGCCACTAACACAAACAACTTTTACTAGTGGTAATAATAATCAGTTATCTGTTATTGTTGCAAACGCTGATTTTTATCAAGCCGTATCGCCCGGAGGTGGAGGTGGAGGTAGTAACCCTACTTACACACTATCATCAAATTTTTCAACAAGAAATGAAGGTACTAGTGTAACAGTTACTCTAACAACTACACTAGTTGCAGATGGCAGTAATTTTCCGTATACAGTTACAGGAATTACCGCAGCTGATTTAAGTTCTGGTGCAATGACAGGTAGTTTTGTAGTTTACAACAATACTGCTACCGCTAGTTTTACATTTGCAAATGATGTATCTACCAACGAAGGTACAGAGACGTTTATACTAAGTTTAGATAATTTAGCACCAAGTGTTAGCGTTACTGTTAATGATACCAGCACATTTACACCACCAAGTTACAGTTGGAGTACACCTGGAAACGTAAATGAAGGCTCAACAGGATTCACAACTTTTAATGCTACAAATGCTGATGGCAAAGTTGTAACATTTTCAGTAGTAGCACCTAGTACTGGTACAAGTATTTCTGGATCAAGTGACGGAACTTTATTAACAAGTAGTTGGACAGTTATTGGCAATGCAGCCACTTCAATAAATGTTCAGTATTCAGCAGCACCAGATCAAACTACGGAAGGTCCAGAAGGTTTTAGATTAACAGCAACAGTAGACGGCGTTACTTATACAAGTAATGACATTACAGTAAACGATACTAGTAAGACAATTGGATACTCAATAGCAGCAGCAGATAATTGGAATGAGTCTAACACTTATGCGGTAACTGTTAGTGCAACCAATGTAAATGGCACTACATTGTATCTAACAACAGATAACGCGTTAGTGGTACCAAGTTCAAGTACTGTTATAGTAAATTCAGACACATTTAGTACTAATATAAACTATTCAGCAGGAATTGTAACTGCAAATACAACTGTGCGACTACATTTACGAACTGGTAGTGCCACAGGAACAATTCAAGCTTTTAAAGATATTATACTAACAAACGTTACGCCATCATATAGTTTTGGAGCTGTGTCTGATATGAATGAAGGCACAACTAGCTCTGTACAGTTTAACTTTAGTTATGCTGCTAATGCCGCAGTAACATTTTCAGTAATAGCACCTTCTAGTGGAACAAGTGGTGTTTCCGACGTAACTCTTAATACAACATCTTATACTGTAGGAAATACTAATAGTTCAGGAAATGTTAGTGTAACTTACTCAGTAGGAAATGATCTTTCTACTAATGAAGGCAAAGAGTATTTTAGAATACAAGCTAGTGTAAGTGGTTCAATGGTTGCACAAAGTAACAACATTACTATTAATGATACTTCTGTAGCAGCAACACCTTCTTATACATTAACTCGTAGTGTTGCAAGTGTTAATGAAGGACAAAGTTTTACTATAACTTTTGCTACTAATCAAAGCGGTAGCTTTGGGTATACTATTAGTGGAGTAAGTTCAGCAGATATTAACTCAGCAAGTCTAACAGGAACAGTATCAAACGGCTCCGTACTTTCTTACACAGTTAGTAATGATTTGTCCACGGATGAAGGCACAGAAACATTTAGTATTGCACTAAACAATGGGCTAGCCTCTACAAGTGTAACAATTAGCGATACTTCCAGAGCTGCAGCATCTTATCAAATATTAAATGCTCCTACTTCCATTGCCAATGGAAGTAGTCATGTATTCACGCTTAGGTCAAACAATGCTAGTGGTGTTACTGTAACAGTATCAGACAACTCAGCACGAGCAAGTGTTTCTCCAACTTCTTTTGTTGTTGGTAGTAACCAGCAAACAGATACTTCAATTACAATAACAACTACTAGCCCTACTTCAAGCGTTGCGCAAGAAACAGTAACAGTTACTTGCTCTCCTGGAGGTAGTTTTAGTTTTACAATACCTGCAGTCACTATAACAGATCCTATTTGGTATAGTTATGACAATACTGCAACGTCATTATTATGGACAGTACCAGCAGGTAGAACTAGTATACGAGTAGTACTAGTTGGTGGAGGTGGAGGTGGAGGTGGTGGTTCTGCAGGAACTACTCCTGCTAAAGGCGGAGGCGGTGCAGGCAGACTGCGCGATATTACTTATAGCGTATCTCCAGGACAAGTGTTAACAATTACGGCTGGAGCAGCAGGTTCCGGAGGTTCTTCACCAACAGCAGGAGGAACTAGTTCAATTAGTGGCGACACTGGTGGCACTCAATCTGCTGCAGGCGGTAACCCAGGATCAGGTTTTAGCGGCGGAGCCTCAGGAGCTGGTTTTAGTGGCGGTAGTGGTAATAATGAAGGTGGAGGTGGTGGTGGTGGATCTTCTTCTACTGGATTTCCTGGTGGAGGTGGAGAAGGTGGAGATGGTGGATATGGAACCTCAGTTACAACCAATGCCACATATTACGTAGCCGGTGGTGGTGGCGGAGCAAGCCGCAATGCTACGCCTGGAGCACCTGCTGCAGGAAGTGGAGGTGGAAGTGGAGCTTCTAGTAATACTGTTACACAGGCTGCTGGCGGAGCAGCTACTTTCTACGGAAGTGGCGGTGGCGGAGGTGTTAACGGTGGTGGCGGCGGAGCAGGTTTCCGCGGAATTGTAATGTGGTTAGGATAATACAATGGCTTATATTTATAAAATAGTTAGTTTCGACCCTCAACAGGGTACTTTGGGCATACAGTTTGAAGGACAAGAAGCATATAATTATATGGCTCCATTTATAGATGGAAAGTACTTAACTGGAACAGCCTTACATGATTACATACAAGTATTATACCCACAAACACTACCTTACGAACAGCGACTAGCGCTAGTCCAAAACTTAACTGGTGGGGATGAAATTCTCACTTATCTACCACAACCGGTGGTTTTAGAAAATATACCTTCTAGTCCGTCAGTGCTTGCACCACAGTAAAATCCCTAAACTTTCGCAAAAACTATACCCTGTCCAATCTTTGGGCAGGGTATTTTTTTGCATTGACAAGTCTGCGCCCTTGTGGTATAATATACCAAAATGTCAGAACATTTCAATATTTTTTCTTGACAAGCTTTTACCCCAATTTAAAAGGCGGACTCGCCGTTTGGATTATAATTAAATATATAACCACTGCTAATAAGGAGATCTGATTATGGTGGAGATTGATAACCACAGCGTCATTCAGACAGTTTCACTAGTTGCGTTAGCAGTTGTTGCTTTCTCAGTTGGAATACAGAAACTTCTAAAAGACTGGAAAAGTACTGGTGCGGAAACTAGCATTATTAGTTTAATGCACACGGAACTAGAACGTATGAGCGAACAGAATGGCTTACTAGCAACTGAATTAAATCGCTTGCAGCAAGAAATGATTTTATTAAATTCACAACTAGCACAGTTATGCCTTGAGAATCAGCAACTACAAACCGAAGTTGTAGCTCTAACAGAAGAAGTAAATAAATTTAGAGTGTCGGCTACACTTGCAGCAGCAAAGAAAGTAAGGTAAAATAATGGAACCAGCAAAGATTAGTTATAAAATTTACCAAGGCAGTACTTTTGCAGAGACTCTTCGCTGGGAGTCAGAAACAAAACAATATGCACCAATTTCTGCTATTACTCAAGCAGCGCCTTGTGTAATTACTACTAGTAGTGCACATGGCGTCCCCTTAAATTGGAGAGTACGAGTAACTGGTGTTAATGGCATGAAAGACATTAACACTATTAGTGAAGATGCATACTATTTGGTTACTGGCAAAACATCTACTACAGTAACCCTAAACCAAGTTAATTCAGCAGGTTACGGTGCTTATACATCAGGTGGAACTCTAGAGTACAATACACCAATTCCTATTACTGGCTACACTGCACAAATGCAGATTCGTGAAACACTAGAGTCTACTACAGTGCTTCATGAATTAACAAGTGCTAATGGCGGAATTGTTATAGATCCAATTAACTACACAATTACATTAAAAATTAGTTCAACTATAACACGCACATTTAACTTTGATGCAGCAGTATATTCTTGTGAATTAACAGATAATCAAGGTAACGTAATTCCCTTTCTTAGTGGAAATATTAGTTTAGTTAAAGAGGTTACAAGATGACAACTCAAGTAATCGTAACCGAAATTAATAATGCAGTTATTATAGAAAAGAAGGAACCTGTTGTTGTTTCTTCGCAATCGCAAACCAAAGTAGTTGTAGGCGGCATGATTGGCCCCACAGCTACAACGTTAAAAGGGTTACAAGATTTAGACTTAACCCAACTAGCGGCAGGAAGCTTATTAGTTTATAATGCCGGAAATCAAAAATGGACTGCTACAAACCTGTTGGATCAACAAGTTTTTGAGTCCGGTCAATTTTAAAGGATACAAACATGGCTTCTATTTTAAGAATTAAACGCAGTGAACTAAGTGGTAATCCTGCGGTACTGGGTGCTGGTGAGTTAGCTTATTCATCACTAGCAAATAATGGCTCAAACGGTGGTGATCGTTTATACATTGGTACAGGCACTGAAAGTGCTGGTAATGCTGTAAATCACGTTGTAATCGGTGGTAAATACTTTACTGATACAATCGATGCAGCAACTGCGCTAAAAACAGCAGGCGCTTTAGTTAAGCGTAATGCACAAGGTGCAGCCTACTTGGATATTGTAGGTAACTTACTGGGTAATGTAACTGGTGATGTTAGTGGTAATTTTACAGGACCTGTAACTGGTAACGTAACAGGTAACGTCACTGGTAATGTAACAGGTAACGTCACAGGCGACTTGACAGGTAACGTAACCGGTAATACTACCGGTACTCATACTGGTGCTGTTACTGGAAACGTAACTGGTAACGTAACTGGTGATTTAACTGGTAACGTAACTGGTAACGTAGTCGGCAATTCAGCTACTGCCACACGACTTTTAAATCCGCGCAGTTTAAGTTTAACTGGTGATGCAACGGCTACATTATCAAATTTTGACGGATCTGCAAATATATCAGCAGCAATTACACTTGCAAATTCAGGAGTAACTGCAGCTACATACGGATCTGCAACAGCAATTCCTGTTATAGTAGTTAATGCCAAAGGTTTAGTAACTGGTGTTACAACTGCTAATATTGCAACTACCTTACGTATTGCAGGCGATACTGGTACAGATGAAGTTAACTTGTTAACGGATACAGTGACTTTTGAAGGTACTAACGGAGTAGTAACTTCAGTTACTAATAATAAAGTTACAGTTGGTTTAACAGGTTCTATTAACCTATCTGCTTTAACAACTGCTACAGTTAATGCAGGTGCGTTAACAGTTACAGGTACAGTTACTGCAGGTGATACAACCACAGCAAACATCAGTGTTAATGGTAACGCAGTTATTACTGGTGATTTAACAGTTCAGGGTACAACTACTACTGTAAGTTCTACAACAGTTACAATTGCAGACCGAAACTTACAACTTGCTCCTGGTGCTAACACAGCTATTTTAAGTGACGGTGGTGGTTTAACAGTTGGTACTACTTTAAGTGGATTTACTGCTGCAACAATAACATATTCTGCACTTGACAATCGTTGGAATTTAAACAAAGATTTAAATGTTGCTAATGTCTATGCAGAGTTAGTTGGTAATGCTGCAACTGCTACAAAATGGGCAACTGCCCGTAATTTGAATTTAACTGGCGATGCATCTGGAACACTTGCTAGTGTTGATGGTAGCGCAAACGTTAGCGGTGCACTTACCCTAGCAACAGTTAATACTAATGCAAGTTGACGGCGGAGCGTATTAATAAAAGGGAAACTTCTATAAGTTTCCCTATTCCTTTTTAGGGCTAACTATGGCAACAAATAAGATTATTCTTAAGAAATCATCGGTAGTAGGTAAAGTTCCTGCTACAAGTGATCTCGAGTATGGCGAGTTAGCCATTAATTATGCTGATGGCAGAATTTATTTTAAAGCATCTGATAATTCAGTAAAGTTTTTTAAAGACTTAGCTGGTATTAGCTTAGATAATTTATCAGATGTAACAGTTTCAAGCCCTGTCAACGGACAGGCACTATTATATAACGGCAGTAACTGGGTTAATGGTAATCCAGGCGGTACTGCTTTTAACGCCAATACTAGATATTATACTGGTAACGGCAACACCACTACATATATAGTTACACCAGGTATAACTGCTGAAAGTTTCTTAGTATTCGTCGGCGGTATTTCACAAGATGCCAATACTGATTTTACAGTAGTCAGCGGATATATTACTTTTTCTAGCGCGCCACCTGTTGGTCTAAAGATCGTTATCAAAGAATTAACAGGTCACTTGGTTGGTACAGGACTTCAAGGTCCCAAAGGTGATCCAGGCGATCCTGGTATTAATCCTGCAGCTATTACTGGTAGTTTAATTCCTGCATTAGATCAAGTTTATGATATTGGTTCACCAACAAAACGTTGGAAAACTGGTTACTTTGCTGCTAATACAATTGACCTAGGCGGAACACCCATTTCAGCTCAAGGCGGATTCTTGGTTGTTGATGGTCAAAGTATTGGCTACGGAGCAACAGGCCCAACAGGTCCAGCAGGCCCAGCAGGAGCATCTGTAGAAGGACCTGCTGGGGTTCAAGGTGGCCCAGGTCCTCAAGGCGAGCCAGGTGTTAATGGTACAGACGGATTAGACGGACCACAAGGTCCACAAGGTGAAATTGGTCCAACAGGACCCACAGGAATTCAAGGCGTTACAGGTCCTACAGGTGCTACAGGACCACAAGGCGAAGTAGGGCCAACAGGTCCACAAGGCGTACAAGGTATTCAAGGCGTACAAGGCATACAAGGTATTGTAGGCCCAACAGGTGATCAAGGTATACAAGGTATACAAGGTGTTACAGGTCCTACAGGTGCTCAAGGCATACAAGGCATACAAGGCGTTACAGGACCCACAGGTGCTCAAGGTATTCAAGGCGAAGTAGGACCAACAGGTTCTCAGGGTATTCAAGGTATTCAGGGTATACAAGGTATTCAAGGTGAAGTAGGCCCAACAGGTATTCAGGGCATACAAGGCGTTACAGGACCTACAGGTGCTCAAGGTATTCAAGGCGTTACAGGCCCTACTGGCGATCAAGGTATTCAGGGTATACAAGGTATTCAGGGCGTTACAGGTCCTACAGGTGCGCAAGGCGTTCAAGGCGTTACAGGTCCAACAGGTGCACAAGGTATTCAAGGTGAAGTAGGCCCTACAGGTGCTCAAGGTATTCAAGGTACGCAAGGTGATACCGGCCCAACAGGTGCACAAGGTATTCAGGGCGTTACAGGTCCTACAGGTGCGCAAGGAATACAAGGTATTCAAGGTGTTACAGGCCCTACAGGTGACCAAGGCATACAAGGTATTCAAGGTATTCAAGGTGTTACAGGTCCAGCAGGTGCTCAAGGTATTCAAGGTATTGTAGGTCCTACAGGTTCACAGGGCGTACAAGGTATTCAAGGCGAAGTAGGCCCCACAGGTGCACAA